TACTCATTTGATTAGCAATGATTTTATCTTGGTCTGCTATTCTTGTAAGAGTAGTATTAATATTAGATAGTTGTGCTTCTATGGTATATAGTGTGCCCGGTATTCCAGGAGCACCTGCTATTCTTACAGTGGCTTCTGTAATAGCGCCTGTTAATGCTACAGTCTGTGATTCAATAGCAAGGGCAGCATCATCTGAGATTACGGCCGATCCTGGCCCGGTCATTGTTACAAAACTTGGCATTTTGCCCTCCTTAGTTTTAGTTATTTAACTATGGAAAGGCCTGTAGTTCCTTGAATATATTGACCGGCAGCATCACTCTTGCTCTGCATGTAGACAAATACATGATCTTTTCGTAGTTTAATAGAATCCTTCTCACCTAAAAACATCCAAGGCATCATACCTAGTCCCTGTGGACCAATGGTAATGGCCAACGGGCGTTCTACAGTAATATGTGTGTCAGTTTCTTCTTGATAACGACCGATGATTTCATCCCCGTTAATAAGTTTTAGAGATACGATATCTCCGGAATGTAATCCTTTTTCAATTAGCATCATGTTCCTTTAGATTAATCTTCTTTTTTGGGTAAGTCGCAGAGAGCCTCAAGCGTCTTATAGTGCTCATAGGCCTTACGCAGTGCTTCAAAATGTTCAAGTTTTTCTGGGTCAGGTTTAAGTATGGCTAGACGTCGTTCTATGGTTTCTAGCATGTCCCCAAGACTACGCCCTTTCCATTTGATATCGCCTTTAAACTCAGCATCACCTTCTACGTGTAGTGTATTCGGTGGTGATTGAAATTGATAGGGCGTAGTCCAGGTACCCGCTGTAGTGGGACTACTAGTAATATACACGTTATTTCCGTTAGCCCCTCCTAGCTGACCTGAGTTCCCTGAGCCCATAGTGCCAATTGTGCTGTTATACAAATAACTACTACCTAGAGTAGGAAGATTGGTACTGGCCATATAATCGTCTAGATTAATGTTGGCTATAGAATTAAAGTCTAACGCAGTAATTTGTAGACCTTCGTCCTCATTTTTCTGTTCTAGGCTTTTTAGGTCTTTGAACTTACTCAAGGCTGTTTTAATTTCTTCTAGATCTTTATTATCCATTTAGATGTGCCCTCAATTCAGTGAATCCACCGATCAATTGGCCATCAATAAGTATTTGTGGGACAGTACGAGCGGTGGGTACTTGTTCTAATAATTCCTCTTTGGTCCAACCATCACCTATCTTGCGTTCTTCAAATTCAATACCACGCTGTTTTAGTAACATTTTGGCCTGATCGCAAAATGGGCAGTGATACTTAGACCACAAAACTGCTTTCATAGTTGTGGTAACTCCTCATAATCTACTTGGTCGCTCATCACTCCGATCACGTAATTCGTACTTTCACTTTCTTGTAGTGCTGTCTGCTTCTTGTTGATATTTACGTGTTTCATAAACCAGGGGATAGGATTTGTCTTAGGATGATCTTCTGCATATTTAACACCTATATCTTTGAGGCGACTAAAAGCAGTATAGTCAACGAAATCCTTGAGTATGTGTGCGTTCAACCCAATCACCACACCTTTGCTGAATAGGTAGTCTGCCCATGTCTTTTCTTCTTTTATAACATCCATATACATTTTATATACTTCGTGTTCACACTCCTGTTTGGCCTTGGCAAAACGTTCGTCCTCTTTGACTACCTGATTGATCAAATAGGCTGTCCACTCTGCATGTAATATTTCGTCCTGTAAAATCAGTGCAATAATGTTTCCATTGCCTATGAAAATCTTATTTTCTACCATTGCTAGGCTAGTAGCAAATGATACCATAAAGCGAAATGCTTCTAGTGCATAACTGGCATTTAGTGCCATCCAAATTGCTTTAACATGTTCAGCCTCGCTAACTAACATTTCTGCAATTTCTTTTTGACAATTTAGGGTATGTAGGTAATCATAATAGTTGCCAACGCTTGACGCCATATTAACGATTTCTTCAGTGTCGTGAATAGTATTAAACACATCTTTAGGAACACCGTAAATGTTTCTAATAATATGGCTATAACTTTTACTATGAATATTAGTTTCAAAGAATGACCAATTATTGACCAGTGCTTCTAATTCTGGTATACTGATCACTGGGCTGAAGATTTGGCTAGGTGCCCTACCCTGTATACTATCTAGGGCAGTCTGGCGTAGTAGGTTGCTGGTAAAGATATGCTTGACAGCATCAGTGGCTTCTTTGAAATCAATTTTATCTTTAGTCAGTGTAACTTCTTCTGGGACCCAAAAGAATCCTCTAGCCAATTCTTCAAACTTTTGTATCTTGGGGTATTTTACTTCTTCAAATCTTTGTACAGTGACTGGCCCCTCTGGGTCTAGGAACATCTTACGTTTGAGATAGTTTGTCTGTTTGTGTAGGTTATATTGTTCTTTGCTCATAGTTTACAGGCCATACAATCAGCCTCGTCCTCATATATTATAACATTATCTGCTGCATTTACAACATTTGTACTGGTAATTGTTACCTTTGCTCCGACTTTGTTTATCAAACTATAATAGATAGTCTTGATACCCCACTTGTAGGCCAACATCAAATTCTTAGCAATAATTGTGCCAGGAACTTTGCCCTCGGGAAAGTAGGCCGGATTATAAAATGTATTGGTGCTTAGGCTTTGATCGATGTAGGCTGCTAACACCGCTGCTGTTTTTAAATAACCAACACAGTCCTTTTGGTCCCACATCAGCTCGTATCTGTTTTTTAACTTACGATAATCAGGGACAACCTGAACGAAGGAACCTGCTTTGCTTTCTTTAACAGAGATCAGTTCCATGGGCATCTCAATACCGTTAGTAGAATTAAGAACTACAGAACTTGATTCAACAGGGGCAACGGCCATTAGAGTACCATTACGTATGCCATGCTGTTTCATCTTTTCACGTAGAGGTTCCCAATTCAGTGTAGGAGTAAAATCTACTAGCTCGTCTACACCTTTATTACGGCGTTCCCATGGGAACACTCCACGACCATAATAGGTATAGGCGCTGCGTTTGCAGGCACCACGTTCTTCAGCAAGTTCCACACTCATCTCTGTGAGATAAAATGCCTGATGTTCCATCCAACGTCGTACTTCAGATAGGCTGTCTCCTTCACCATATTTTAGGTGGCGTCGTGCATGCCAGTAGGCTAGGTTAGTAATACCCACTCCCAATGGTTCAAAATCTTCATTGGCTAACTTGCTCTGTATGCTTAGGAAGTCTTGATAGTTAAGTAGATTGCTCAGTGAGCGAACCAATACCCTACAGGCTTTTCGCATATCCTGTGGATTGCGGAAGGCACCCCAGTTGATTGATCCAAGAGTGCAAAGGGCCACTCTGCCCTCTTCTTCATCAATTTCAAAATATTCATATTCATCATCTAACTCTTCGGGTAGACATTCTATTTCTTCGTATAATTCAGTCATTTCTTTATTCCTTAATTAATTCTTAATTGCTTCTTTGTATATGCAACTGCCTGATCTAATGCGTCTAAACCCTTTTGCTCAGAATTCTTACTCATACCAGTATCGTAGAGTTCATCACCGTTATAGATACGAACTTGCCAACCAAATCCAGTGTCTATTAGATCGTGTCTAAAGTTTCCTACCTGAACTGATTTAACCACATTCTTATTTTCAATCAAATTGATATAGTCTCTTATATTTTTATTCATATTCTTTTTCCATATTTTGTAATTAGATAGTAACTTTTACCAATTGCTTCTTTTGCTTCTGAGATGCTATCGTATATAATGCCATCATATTCAATCTTAACTGCTTCATGATGATTACCGCCCCTAACTGCTAACTCTTTCAACTGCTGACTACGGGCTTCTTTTGTCATAAACACATACTCTTTTGGTTCATATATTACATCACGCTTGTTAGTTAATTTTTTACATTTATAACCTTTATACATACTCTTTCTACCGCGGGCCACAGCACTCATAGCACTGGCGTTTAATGTATGTTGGCGGCAGAATTCAAGCATATTAGTAATCAACAACACTTTATTTTCAGGAGTAACAACTTCCCATTCGTCTGCCAATTTAAGTTTTTGCTCCTCTTTCATTGTTTTGCCTTTGTTATTGATTACTAAATCACCAGAAGCAAACTTCTTTTTCTTTGTAGAAGATATCTTAGGTCCATTACCACAATCCCCGCCACCTGCATTAGGAGCAATATTGTAATACAACGGATTCTTAGCACATCCAATTACATCTAAGTAGTGTTGCTCTCTTAACAAAATATCCTCTTCTTTTTCAATATATTCTACAATAATTCTTTCAAAATTCTCAATACCATATTTGCTTACAGCGTTATTAAAGCGTTTACCACTACCGATGTATCCGTCGTCTATAGTACCTTTATGAGAACCTAAATACTTCATTCCATCTATTTTGTTTGTCCATTCGTATATAAAGCCTGAGTAGTTCATATGTGCCTCCTATACAGTTATTTATTATTTACTCTGTACTTTAGGCACATTTAACTATTTTATCTTTCTAATACTAACAATGTCGGTTGATTTATTTTTCATAAAATTATCTACATTAGTTTTCTTAACTCTAATTAATTTTTTCTTTGGTTCTAAACGTTGAAAAGGCCTGGTCGGAAGTAAGATCTCCTGGCATAGATTGGATTGATATATCGGATCAGTGCTTGTATCAAAGGGACCTTGTTGGATGACGTTGTCAATATTGACCAGGTATATTCTACCAGTATCAGTTCGTTCTTTAAGAATGCCATTTTTGAATATTTCATCCGCGGGTAATACTTTCTTCTTTTTTGTCTTATCTTGCTCATAACGCAGATAAAGCCTTTCGAACTCTTCTGAGTTTCTATAGTATGCTTCGTATAGGTCAGGAACTTCATGTGGATCAAACAGGGATATCATTTCTTTATTTTTATATCTACGCCAGAACATGGCATTAACAACTACTGAATAGTCCATCTGACGCACACGGGTTTCTTCTGTGCCCTGATTGTTCTTTAGCACAATAAGATCTTCAAACTGATAATGCCATATAGGAAATGTAACTGTACAACTTGCATTACGGATACCACCTTGTGAACAACTACGTAGATCAGCGAACCATTTCTTTAAGAATGGTACCATACCCGTATGTTTAATCTCTCCGTTACGAATTGGTGCTCCTAAGGGGCGAATTCGGCCTATTTCCAGGCCAATTCCTGCTCTTTTTGAAGCATATTTGGCCATCATTTCTCCGGCGGCGAATATTGAATCCAATGTATCATCGCTGCTAATAAGGACGCAACTGCTGAACTGTTTAGTTGTAGTGCCCAGGCCAGCAAGCACAGGAGTAGCAAGAGTAAAGTGCCCATCACTTGCACATTCATAATAATCCTTTACATAACGTAGTCTAGTTTCACGTGGTTCATTATGAAATGCTGTGGCTGCTGCTATGGCATAACGGACCTGAGGTGTTTCATATATTTTTCCAGTGGCTCGATTTTGCACTAGATATTTTTCGCATAACTGTGCGATGGCAGCATAGGTATAGTCGAGATCCTTACTGTGATCTATAAAATACTCTATAGTATTCCATTCATCTTCTGTATACCACTCTAGTAATTCTGGGGTATACATTCCTGCTTCTACGTTACGTTGTACAATATGATATAGTCTATCTGGATCGT